AAACATTATCAGTGTATGTTGAGAATTCAATTATATGCTTATAGCCACTTTGTGTAATCTTATCATAAGATATTACATTGAATAATGTATCAGTTGTAACATCACCCTGTGTTAGAGTATTCATTATTGTTCCACTAACAAACAATGCTCTCTTACCACTTAATACGGCAGTTTCTAAAGCACTTGATAATGTAACAGGGTAAGGACTTGATGTTCCTGTAATTGTTATATCACTTAATTGCACCTCATAAGGTTTATATAGTGCTAATAAATCAATATCTTGTCTATTTGTTGTAATCAAACTCTTTAAGTATGCACTAACGAATTTATTACTTGATGTGCTATCACTTACTAAATCAGCATCTAGTTTATGGCTTGAATCAATTACATTTTGTTTAGCATTTAATAGTGCTTGTATTTGTGTTTGTGATAATGTATTACCACCTATAATTGTAAAGAAGCCATTATCATATATTGCAGTAAATACTATTTTACTATTAGGTGCTAAAAATTGTGATACATTTCCATAAGACAATGTTGCACCACTATTGTAATTAGTTGGTAAATTAAGGTTGTGTCTTACGCTTCCATTAGTGATATACAACATTGTATTTGTTCCTAATGTAATACCACTATAATTTAAGATAAATGTATGTATTGTTTCATCTACTAATGTTGTATTGCTAGGTAGGGCAAAATCTACTGCATTATTAGTCATTACACCATTTAATGTATGATAATATACGCCACCTAAAACGCCACTACCATTAATGATAATAGTTGATGAAGCAACATTTAATGTAAATGCACTAGGTAATGTTGTATTACTATAAATTGTTAGGTTATTAGTTGCAGATGTAGTAATATTTGCTGATAACTCAACACTTAATGTAACATTTTCATCTATTGTAATTTCACTATCACCAAGTAAAGCAAAATCACCATTGATAGATACTTTCTTATAAGTTCCACCTGTAAAATCAGTTGTTTCACTTGTTGTTGAAGCAATAGGTGTATCGTTTGCTTTGATAACCATTGTAAATGTTACATCAGTAATATTATTATCAAACATAGCATAGAAATTACAAGTGAAAGTATTTTTATTAGATAGTTCAAATGTTAATACGCTAGTCTTTTCAATAGTGTATGAGCCAAAATCAACGCTACCTAATTGTGTTGGTAGTGTCTTACTTGTATTTACACTATTAGATACTAACTTATTGTTAGTGAAATCAAACCTATATACATCATTAAAAGTCTTTGGTAGGGCATAATCAGTAACAAATTGTTTAGTTGCACCATCACTATTTGTCATATACTTTTGATTAATAGGTGTAGGATTATTAGTGCCATACTCACTATTATCATAAGTTGCATATTGTGATTTAATAGCAGTTTCAGTTCCACTTAATAGTCCGTTTAATACGGCATAAACCCCGTTAAAATCAACTTGTAGATTATGATAAATATTACCTCTCTTGTAGTAAATATCTACTATCTTACCACCGACAATACTTGCTAAAATATTTGGTGTTGTTCCACTAGGTATTAGATTTTCATCGTAATTACCCTGTATTAAACCCATTTCAGTATTAGAAGCAGTTTCAACAGTTGGTATTTCAATAGTGTCCCAAGTATTATTTACATTGTATCTACAAGTGTATGATTTATCAGTTCCACCTGTAATAGTCCAAGTCCATATAATGACATCACCATTTCTAGCAGTTAAACCCCAAGTAGTCATTAATTGATTTAATAATGCAGTTGTAGGCTGATTTGGTGATGTATAACTACCACAATATCTAAATGATGTAAGTAATTGATTATTAATATCTATTACATCTTGTTTTAATTGTGTAATATCACCCGTATTAGTTGTTACATTAGTAAAGTTTTCTGCAACCCTTTGATTTAAGCAATTAAGGGCTAGTCTTACATTATCAGTTTTAATGTTGCTACCATTTGCTATGCTAACTTGAATAAGTGAATCAGTTTTATCTTGTTTTAATAACATATTTGCAAGTAAACTATTTACGTTAGCAATTAATGTAGACATATCAGTATCTTCTTCAATACCATCATCTACCATATTTGTTGCTCTAACAATGTTAAGCTCGAAATTGTTTGATGTAATATTCCCTACTACCTCATTTGTTGCAACACCATTAGTTATTGTAGTCTTTAATGCTACAACATTGATACAATATGTTTGTGTGCCATAGTATAATGTAAATTCCTTTGGCATTTTTCTTTCGTATAAAGTATATAACTTGTTATCAATAACAACATTATCTTTAACAAAAGTAAAGTAATATGGATTGCCTACCTTTTGGCTTCCATTTGCAAGTGTGTAATACATACCCATAACAACATTATTAGAATAATCTACGTTTTCTAGATCAGTTTGATTTTCTAAAATATTGCTAGGCACATATACATTTAGTAGTGTATCATTATAAGAATATTGATTTAATTGAAAACCACAACTTAATGATAATACGCTACCATCATCATTTAAAATAATCTTAATTGTTTTCATTTGTGCTTCGCACCACCTTTCTATTTTAATTTTAACATAATTATAAAAAAATAAAACCACTAATTAAAGTGGCTCTATTCTACATCATCTAATTGTTTTCTATTAGTAATTGCTTGTGATTTATTATAACCATTAAATATTACTAACCAATTATTATTACCTCTATCATAATTCTTACCAATAATGATAGGGTAATTTCCAATAGTATTAGGCTTTCTTACAATAGCAAAAGCAACACTATTATTCTTGCTAGTAGTATCAACATCACTAACACTTTCTACATCTAAATAGATTAAGTAGCCGTTTTGGTTTTGGCTTATTGTTAGCATATCACCCATAGATAATGCTTCACTCTTAAATAAGATATTTTCTTCTAGGACATAATCTGCACTAAACTTATTTATCTCTTTATTTAAGAATACAATATAAAATTCATCACTAGCATAACTATTGTCCCACATCATATTACCAAGTATAAATCTATCACTACTTGTTGTTAGTTGTATGTTATAGTTAAATGATAACTGCTCTCTATTGTCTTTGGCAACGATGAAGCCATCATAATTTGATTTATATTGATTTAAGGCATTACTTATAGCAGTAGCATTATTTGATGTATTTAAAGTGTAATCAGCACCAATTATACTACTACCATATACATTGTGATAGAAAGTAATATTAGGTAGATTTGTTTCAGTTATTTCAGGTAGTTGGTTTACTAAATCTCGTTTAGACATACCACTTATACTAGGTAAATCTTTTAATATAACGAAATCCATTAAATCAGCTCTACCGAAAACATCTACATATCTTACATAATCTTTTGTCTTATACGCTTGTGAATAATCAGTTCCGTTGATATGATTTAATAATGAGAAAATATTTAAAGCCCATTTTAGAGTATTTTGGGTATCAGTTAGTTTCTCACCACAACTATAATTATCTTGACAATCCCATTCTAGCGTATATGTATTTTTAGATGTATATGTATTGATAGGTAATAAGTTCATATATAATGATGTATTAGAATCAGTATTATATGTTTTATCACCATCACCCTTAAAGAAAGTAAGTGCATATTTAGTAGGTGTAGACATTCTAAACATATCTTGTATAGCATTACTCTCTAGCATAGATAATCTAATACCATTAGGATCATCACCTAAAACTATGTAATCATCAAATGATATTTCTCTATTTACAATGTTTCTTTCACTTATCTCATAAAATCTAGGCTCACTAGGTATACCTATGATTTGTGATAATCTATTGAAATCTTTTGTATAGGTTACTTTTTCTTCAATGTGGTTTGAATAATATACTCTCTCTATCTTACTTGCGTAATATATGTTATTGTCTATCTTATATAAAGTTCCCTCTTGTGTTAGTCCATCAATACCATCAACCCAATTATTAATTTGGTATGTATCATTTCCTGTTCTAATTAATTTGCCATAAGTATTTAAACCGAAAGCATCACTAGATATTAATTTATCTTGTTGTTGATTAAATTGTGTATGTATAGGGTATTTATCTAAATCACTATTCAATAGATATTTTCTAATATCAGGTCGTGTTGTTGTTATTCTTACACTATCTTTTGTTCGATATGTAATCTTAAAGCAATACTCATTTACTTGCACTGCTCTTGTTTGCACTGCTGATAAGCCGTATGCTCTACCGATTATGTTTTTCATAGAATAAGCACACTCTACACCTGTTGGTTGTGGCTCAACATATTGCATACCCTCAATTAAATTAGTTCCTAGATGGTAATAAATAGCATTTGCTTTATTTGGTAAATCACCACCAAAATTAAGCACTCTATAAATGTTATATTCAAACAAGTAGCGTGTTATATCTTGTTCTACATTACTGCTATTAATAACACTTAAACTCAATACCTCTAACATAGGGTATTTTGTTTTTAGTTTGACAACATCATTATAAACTAAACCATCTTCACTTTCACTTGATGTATGTAGATATTCAGTAATACTATTTCCTAGATTAAAGTAGTTTGTTACATAAGATGTTAAGGCTGATACATACTCTTGTGCGAATTTAGAGTGAAATATAGTATTATTAGTTCCTCTTAAAGTCTTTATTTCAGGGCTTCCATATCTTAACCAAGATACCAAGAATTGTCCTGTCATAACACCATCATTATCGGTAACAACTGATACAATAGGTTTAGCGTGAATATATTTACCTATCTCACTAAATACTTCCCATAAGTTCTTTCCATTGAAATCACTTTCGTTTAGTTTAGTTTGTTTAAGCAGAGTCTTATCACTCTCACTAACAATGAAAGGAAGCATAGTGTCATAGTAAGCCACACCATTGGTTTTACGCAAGGGTAAGCCTACTATTTGAGATTTTTGAAATAAATAGTAGGCATCAGTTTGGTCGGCTTCCTTAAATAGATTTACTAATAAATCGTTAGGATCATACACATTAATTTTAAAGCTCATATCGAAATCATAATTTTGCTCTAAATAACTATTATCTTCATAAGTCCATAATGAAGCACCATTATCATAACGAGCTACTGATGTTACGATAGGATTAGCATAGCCACTTGTTTGCATTTTGTGTCTAGTAAATCTAAATGTGTATTGGTGATTAGGTTGTATTGTCATTGTGATTTGTCTATTCTTAATTTCACCATTAACAATAACATCATCAGAATAATTGCTATTTGCTACTATTGTTTCAATATCACCAACATAACCATAACCATTAACTAGATGATTACCACTTGTTTCTTCCCCTTTCCATAGTTTGCTTTCTACATTATTATAATATTTTGCATATTTAGATGGGTATGATGTAATTACAGGTAGTTCTTGACTAGTATTGTTTACTGCATCATAATCAGTAATTGTTAAATCAACGGGTAGAAAACCTGCTAAACCATAGTTTCTAGTGTTTGGTATACCATAATAACATAATATTGTAGGCATAGTAAATGAAAATGTATTATTGTCATTAGCATCATATAAAATGTTTTTGTTAGTATCTTTTAATGTAAAGAAATTAGGATTCCAATCCATAGTTGCAGGATTACTTTCACTTAAAGTTCCCTGTGGGTATGATATTGTTGTTTCTACCCATTTATATATATAACCCTCATACCATAGTTCGTTATTATACGCTTGTGAATCATCATTTACACCAAACTTATAATTTCCGTGTGGGTAAAAAGAATTTTCATCATTTGCATTGTTTATATTTAATGTTACCTTTTCAGTTAAATCTACGCTTTGTGTTGTTGTTACAACATTTTGTAGTTTATAAGTAACTGCCATATTATCAACAGGTCTAGTTTGTGCCATTACACCAACATCTATTAATGATAGAGTATGTGTATAATATTCTTCTGCAAGATTAGGTTGTTCTACATCATCTTGTTGTAGTGCATAATCATAAACCTTTTCCATTTCTTCACTATCAGTGTAATTATATTGCGTAAGTCTTACTCTAAACATAGATGTAGGCTCAAACTCTTTCTTAAATGGTAAACCCTCTAATGTAATATTCATTGTTTTAAGGGTATCATCTAAATTTAGGCTTTGTCCTACACCCATTTGAACGTATTTAGAAAAATCATAAAATTGTTCTTCGTGTGTTCCATCATTTGCATTTTGCTTTAATAATTTAATTTCAATGTTTATATTTCCGTATTCCATATTATCTTAATCTCCCTGTTGTTAAATTTACATTGGCTCTTGAACGAGCATAATTAATTTCGTTTTCGAGCTTAAATGTTTCGATTTGATATTCTCTCTCTCTACCTGCATATTTAAAGGCTTTTGATGTAACACTAGTAGTGAAAGCCATAGCACCACCAACTAATGCACCAACCCAACCACCACGAGAGCCATACCAAGTTCCCATAGCAGTTGCAGTTAATACATCACTTACATCGTGTCTTGCTTCTACATCTCGTTGCATTATATCGGCTAGGTTTTTATCACCTGTTGTTCCTGCAACATCACCTAGAGCATAGTTAGTAGAAGCCTTAATTACTGCTATACCAACTGCTACCCCGTGTGTTGCATTAATAAATAGCATACGCTTGTTTAATTTGCTTTTAGGTTTAGTTTCTAGTTCTTGTTCTTCTGTTTCTTCTTTTGGTGATTTATCAGGTGCTTTTTCAGTTGTATCACTAACACTTGTAACACCCTCACCTCTAACAACAACTGTTATTTGTCTTTGTTCTTGTTTCAAGAAAGCCATAAACTACCACCCCTTTGCATATTGATTTAAACTTAAAATTACATTAATGAAATCACTATTTGCAACCTCTACCTTATAGCCACTAATAACCATTTTAGTAACTAGCCATTCTTCTTGTAATACATCATCATTATCATAGTAGTATGAACGCTCGGCAATATAAATCGGTATATTTACATCACCAACGCCTGTTGATGTTCCACTAAATGCAGTTGTAGGCTCGGTAGCACTATATCTATTAGCGTTTTGTTTTCTTACGGCTCTATCTATCGCAACAAGTGTCTTATCGTATTTATTAGCCCAAAATGATATTGTAGTTGCTCTTGTTAGATTTGTAATCATTGTAGCACTTATATTAGGTTTATCTTGTGATATATTAGGCTTTGATGTAAATACATAGTTTGTAGTCATTTTAGCAAACGGCACACTCTTATATTCACCACTTGCATTTAATGATATTTTAAAGCCTAAATCAGTATATGTATCTGCACCATTAATATATGATATTGTAAAATCTACACTTAATACTAATGTTCTACCTAATGCACTTGTAAATGGCTCGGTTTCATAATTTACCTCACCAACATTAATATAAATTGTTAAATTATCTTGTTCTCTATTAAGATATGTTAAGGCTTTACCTAGTAGTTCATCTCTAATAATATTGATATGATTTTCTATAATCTCGGCTTTATCTTGATTACATATAATAGTGGCTCTTGCACTAACACTACCCATATCTAAATCACTACTAGCAGTAAGATTTATCTTTGTTTTCTCAATTAAGCAATAAGTCCTAGATGTATCACCTCTTGATTCTAGCCATCTATCTAAATTAGGAAAATTATAGTCATCATTCTCGAATAAAGAATTTTCCTTTAAATCGAGCTTATACTCGTATGTGTATAGTTTGATATAATCTACTACATCAACTTGCTTTTTTGTATTTTGAAATTCATTGATTTCAGTAATATCATACCTCTTACTTAACCACATATTATTAAATATCTCTTTAATATCATAAGTTGAAAACTCGGTTTTATTCACTCTTAACACCTACCTTTCTATCAAATGCTCTTTTTAATGAAGCATAATCTCTTAACTCATTTCTAGCGTTGTAAATAAAGTTTCCTTTTTCCATTCTCGGCTCTCTCACTTTCTTAAAATCATCACTAAAATATATATTCTCTACAACATCTTTCATAAAACTTGCTTTTTGCATACGATCCATTGTTTTGATTTCTTCTAGGTTGTTTATTTTAAGATACAATTTAGGCTCATACCCAAGATATTTAGCATTTATTTTAGTTTGTTGTAGTGCTTTGGCAATAACCTTACCATTATTACCCATCATAGTCATCATATAAGCGTTCATTTGTAAAGTTCGCAATACATCATCATAAGTGTTATAGATGGTATAATTGCTTTTAAGTTTACCACTAATTGTTATTGTATCATCAGTAGTATTAGAGTGAATAGATTTCATAGAGTTTCTAGCACCCATAATAGCGTATTGTCTTAAAAAGGTTGTAATATTACTGATACCCTTATTACGATAGCCAACATCACCATCTTCATTTTGTATCTCTTTAACCTTAACCTGTGGCAATACATCTTTTAACTTATCATTCATAAATAAATCACTTAATGTAAACTTTTGTCTATACATTAAATCACCACCTAACGTTTAAGTTCAGTTAAGGTGCAAAATGTATATCTTAATGGTTTTGGTAATCTAATTGTTTTGTATGATATATCACTAATAATGTATGGCACACCATCTATAATGGCTATATCATCATCATTAAGTGGTAAATCAGTTTCGGTTTTAATATCAAATGTAATATACTCGACATTTAAACCTTTAATGTATTGTTCTTCTACATTGTTTATATCACCAATATAGCAATAATTAAATGTTCCACTATTAATGAAATATGAGCGTTGTTGCTTACCTATCTTATCATTAATAATATTTGATGTTCCGTTTGCGATTATTGTAGTATTGAATAATAAACCTAACAAGCCTTTTGCATTATCAATAAAGTTAGTTAAGTCATCACCACTTAATGTTAGTTGTTGATTAGTATTATTAGATACATAGCCTATTACAACATTACTAACACTAAACTTTTTGCCATCAAATGTATGGTTAGGTATAACAACACCAAAATTATTACTTGTAGGACTAGCCAAAATAACCTGTGTATTGCTATTTATCTCTCTTGTTAAATATTGTGTTCCACTTGTAGAATTTATGATTATATTATCAAATGTGTTTTCAAACTCTATTGTAATATATCTTAAAGAAGCAGTTTCGGGTAGTTCATCTAAAATCTCATTTGCTTTAACAATATTTTCCATTATTAATGATTTCAGAATAGGTAGATATACACTAGGATTATTAGTTAAGGTTTCAATGTTATCATAAAACTTATTGTAATTAATCTTTATATCACTTGCAGTTAAATAAATGGTATCAATCCACTCAATTCCATTGTATGCAATTAAATTATTACCATAAGAATATACAACGTTAGTTGTTATTGCTTTAAATGTAGTATAATCTTTGTTTTCAATTAACACCATTTTATTTGCTTCTTTATCATAAACCCAATAATTTATCTCATTATCATTAGAAAGTGTCTTTAAAGGGCAACTAGCGTTCATATATTGTGTTAAATCAAAACATCTCTTATAGAAAATAGCACTAGGATTGTTTTGTGTTGATTTTGGTTTCAATGCAAACATAGTATCACCTACCACTCTTTACCACAACCATTAGCAATAAATCTATATACACCATAATATGCTAAACCTAAATCTAGCATACGTTGTTTAAATCTTTGTGGGTAATCTCTTTCTTCATATCTAATTGTATCAATAGATAATGAGGTCATACTTTCAATATCAACACCACTAATAGATGATAAATCACCATTATTAAGTAAGTATATTGCTAGTTCTAGCATTACATCTTTTATTTGGTGTCTATATTCATACATATTAGGGTATAATCTTATTCCACGCTTTGCTATTAAATAATTAATCTGCAAGTTTGATGATTTACTATGTGTATAAGCATAACTATAAAACTTTTTTCTTACTAATGTTAAAAAGTTCTTTACACCATTAGGTGTTTTATCAGTAAGTTTTGTTTTCCAAGTATTATCTAGCTCGTTTAATGCAGTTTCTTTTAATTCATACTGATGATCTATTCCTACATATTTCATATAGTCATCATTATAAGGAAAACTCATTTCGTGTAGTTCCATTTCTTCAATTTGTGTTTGTGTATAATATGGTGCTTCAAATATTGTCATACGCTTACCCCCTATCTTCCGTTTATATCGAAATATTGACTGACATAACTATCGTATGTTTCTTTTCTTGTTTCTTGTTGATTTGCCATTAATTGCTTATTCATCTCTTGCGTAGATTTTACTCTTGCATTATCAGGATTATAGTTATCAGGTGTTGTTGATACATACAAGTTTTCTTCATTAACTTGTGTTTTAGAAATACCACTACCACCGACAAACCTACCATTTTCATCTTTCATTACATCATTACCAACTTTAAGTGTTCCACTTGTTACCATATAATTTGGTGTGATACCTTTGGCTTCCATCATCTTTGCCATTTCTATACCACTTTTAGAGGTAACACTATTTGTTGTTTGAACGATACCAACTGTTCCACATATCTTGCCATCAGGCTTGTGTCTAAAACTAGGAAATACTACTTGCCCTACTTTTACATTATCATTGACTAAATATGTATATTGCTTACTTTCACCTTTTAAGCCGTAAGTCAAGTTTATGAATTTCATCAACATCACCCCTTTGTTATAATTATAACTTATTAATAGAAATAAAAAAAGGGTAGTTTTTCAACCACCCTTATATGATAAACTCCCAATTAGTTTGTAGTTCCATCATTGAATCCTGCTGATGTAGGCTTTACAGTTGCACCATCTAATGCAGTGAATTGTAAATCACCCTTAATTGCAGTAATTTCAGCAGTAGTGAATTTAGCAGTATCTACTAAAATCTTAATTCCATCTGGTGCGATAACCTCAACACCCATCTTTAATTTAGGTAAGATATATACACCACCATAGTATGTATTAACATTTGCTTCAACTGTTGGTCCTACGATACCTCTTAATGTTGCACCTGCATATACAATCATAGCTCTAATCTTTTTAAGTTTAGTAACTGTTGCATAAGTAGAATCAGTTGAATCATCAGGATTTAAGCCTAGTGCATAGTATACATAGTTCATTACAACATCATTCATAATGAATAAATCTACACCATCATAAGTTCCACAATAACCTGTCTTTTCGTTGATACGAGCAGTAACAGTATCAGTAAATGGATTAATAACACCATTTGCTAAAATTCTTGTTGCTTCACTTGAAGCATTTTGCATATATTGACGTTTCATAATTCTATCGAAATCAGTAGTAACAAATGCTTGTCTTTCTCTCATAGGCACTACGAAAGCACCAATAGATTTAACACCCTTTGTTAATTCACTATTAGCGTGAATAAATGCGTCTGCATAAGAATCAGTTACGTTAGGTGCTAAAGTAGAGTCTGCAGTAAATTGAGAATCAATAGTAGTATCTTTAGCAACACCACTAGCATCGAAATTCTCGAAGAAGCCCTCAATTTGTTTAGCATAAGTAATAACGTTAATAGCTAAACCTGCACTTTCAACAATTTGTGTCATAACGATAGTTTGTAATTGAATAGGTGATGATTCAGCAATAGTTCTAGTTACTGCAACACCCTCATCATAAACTAAATCAACATTAATTGTATGATGAACGCTTTGAGGTGCATTATTGTAACCTGTATTTACTGAATTGTGCCAAGCACCATTGTTTGTAGCACCAAGTTTTCTAAATCTAGGTGCATAAGGTAATACTCTTGTAACATCGATCATTGTTACATTTTCAATATCTTGTGTCTTTGTGAATTTGTCTGTTACACCCATACCATTAATATGTTGAATTTCAGGTAATAGGTTTTCCATTACTAATAATGATGAAGCGTGTTCTACATCAAAACCATTTCTTGTTACATAAGCCATAATTCTATACCTCTTTCATAAAAGTTTGTCATTTGAAAAACTTATCGAAATAATCTTTTGCAGTTTCACCTTTCTTATTGTCATTTGTGTTAGTATTGACATCTCTTTGTGTGTAATTACCAAAAGAATTGTTTTCATACTTTTCTTTAAGTTCTTCGTTATTTTGTTTAAGCTCACTATTTTCTTTTTCTAATGTAGCATTTTTTTCTTCTAATGATTTTAGTCTTGTTTCAAATGCTTCAAAATACTTTTGTGCTTCACCCTTTGTAAGCACCTCACTAATAGGTATTGCTTCCATTTCTTGTGCTTCTTGTTGTTGTTCTTGCTCTGCAACAGGTTGCACTTGTGATACATCAGGGCTAGTGTCATCAGTAGTCTTTGCTACCTCTACTGCCTTTTCCTTTTCAGTAGTAGATGTTTCACTTGTAGGATTTTCATTACTTGTGTTATCGGCTTTAACCTCTTGTGTTCCTTTTAATAACTCAAAAAGGTCTTGTTTTTCTTCGGCTGATAGTCCATCAAGCATTTTAACAACATCTTTCTCTTTTTTGCCTTTTCCAAACATTGTAAAATTGTCCTCTCTCTTTCTAGCATATTAAGTTACTAGGTTTTGCCTTTCACTTGCTATTTTCATTATAATATGTAAATTAATCATTGTCAATAATATAAAAAACTAGGTTTTACCCTAGTTTAATATAATTGTATACAATTTATTCTTTATCTACTTGCATTGTAGTTGATGTATTTTCACTATTTGTTAGTTCTTTATCTTTTGTTTTCTCATCATCTACAACTTTAATAGGTGCGTTTACGTTTCTTGCCATACTCTCTAAATTAAGTGCCTTTTCATCAATTTCCATTTGTAAGCGATTAGTAAGATAATTGATTTCTTTTTCTTGCTCGGCTTGTGATAAGTGTCCGAAAACATCTTTTACAAAACGTTCAGGTGTCATTTTATTTGCACCAAACACATCACTATAAGTTTTCATCTTATCTAATAATGGGCTTTGGTCCTCACACTTAAATACAATTTCGATTTCATCATTAATATTGTAATATCTTGCAACATAACCGATTAGTTCGTTTAAATCATCTCTAATATTTGAGATTTGTGATTTAATCCAAGTATCAGTTTTAGTTCTTTCACTTACAATTTCAGTAGCTGTTCTTGCACCTGCACCCTCATTTAAAAATGAAGCAATAGTAGAAGCCGATAATTGTAATTTAACTGCTATATCTTTTAAGATATTCTCTTTCTCGGCTCTTATATCATTTGAACGTAGTGCGAATTGTATAGGTGTGATTTTATCATTATCTGCCATATTAGATGTAACCTTTTGATAAAATCTATCACTTAATGTTTGTTCGTTATCAGGATCATCAGGATTCATATAATCTGCAGGCACTAATGCTCTTGCTCTTGCTAAATCAACCTCATTACGCTCAAAAAATTTAAGTTGGTCGAATTGTAGTGCTTCGGTTTGTAAAATATCACCAATAGGTTGTCCGAAAGGGCTATTAGGCACTTGTGGTAAATCAGGTGTAAAAGTCCATATCATACAACCAAGATAATCTTTAAATGGTAGATATTGTTCTTTACCAATAGTTAAGTTAGGGTAGTTATCTTTAATGTAGTTTCTAACCATAGATGGTAGTTGTTGCCAATCCACTTTTTCGTTAGAAGCAAACATAGGTCTTGCTAGTGTTTCAGTTTGTAGATTAGCACTACCTCTATAAACAGAAGCCTTTATGCACGGCATACCCTTTTCGTTAAAGTATCTTTCTTCTACAAGTCCGTAGTGTGTATCAGTTTTAACACTATTATTATCATCAGTTTTAACGGTGTTAGTAATCATATCAATATACACTCTAGCACTTGTGATTTTACCATTTGAATCTATATCTACAAAAAATGTATCAATTCTATGTTGTGATATAAATAAATCACCACTTGAATTACGATTAATCTTTAATAATGCAGTTCCACCTGCTGATGTAGAAATATAACCCTTTTTAAGTGTCTTAATTAATTTAACATCTTTAGCCCATTTTTTGATTTTAGCATAGGCTTTTTCGTTAGCACAACTAAAATCAATTCCATTAGCAAACAATAGATTAGTTAAACCTCTTGATACACTCGGTAATAGTCTTTGAGATGTATACCCTGCCGTTTTATCATATACACCCTCAATAGAGCCATTATACAATGCTAGAGATGGCATTAAGTAATTAGCATAAAAGTTTTGGTAATATACAGGTGCGAATAAATAAAACGGATTAGATACCCTATAATCAAACAAGTTTTTCAATGATGATGATGTAACACTAACAGTGTCCTTATCAATAATTATTTGCGACATCTAATCACCCCTTTTATTTTATTTTAATTTATTTTCTCTTGATTATCAATATTATTTTGTTTTTGTTGCTTTTCTTCTTCCTTAACGGCTTTAGCAACACGCTTGAAATAGCCATCAATATCATCTTTATAAGCAATAGTAATAAGATGTTGCACTACTTTAACACCTTTATCAATTTCATCTAGTGTTGAAATAATTTCACCAAGTGATGATACCATAGCTCTTTTAATTAGTTTATCATCATTAGCACATTTAATTATTTCTTCATTTAAACACTCATCTAAAACATTCTTATCAATATTAGTAAATTCTTTTGCTTCCATTATTTTCTTCCTCTCTTCTTTGATTTACTTTCTTTATAAGCATTATTCTTTTGCTTCATATCTAAATTAGCACATATAACATTAAGTGTAGTCTTTAATCTTAAAAGTCTACGTTGCATAGCAAGTAGCATATTAAATATTGCAATATTGCTTACCTCATCTTCTTTTAGGTTAGGGAATTTCTCAACATCCACCCCTAGTGCTTTTAAATATTCATTTTCAGTTAAGTCGTTATATCTAGTCATTGTTTCTGCAACGATTTGATTTAACATAGTATCGGCATTTACTTTCTCTTTCTTTTCTTCCATTAAAATCACCCTCTCTATTTTAAGTTTGCCAATTTTCTTATATCATCATAATGTGATTTTTCTCTTTCATTCACTCTAAAAGGAAAACTCAAATTATAACAATTAGTGTAATAAGGTATAAGTCCATATTCAAGTGCATCACATAAGTCGTTAGGTATTGCAGGATTAAGTTTACCATTTTTATAACGTTGGCTTTCTATCTCTTTTGCAAGTCTATGCTTATTAGGTGTATTGTCCCAAGATGTAACACCCTCATTTAAAATCATTAGGACACCATAAGCAAAAGCATTTTTAATAATACCCAAGTTTATATCTTTCTTTTTCATAGTAAACCCTCTTATTAAAATATGCTTCCATAAACGCTTATTCTTTGCAGTTTTCTTTGTATGCTCTAATTGTTTTATAAAAGGTGCAGAAGCACCATCACAACTGATTATTGTTTTAAGCTGATTTGCTTCTATACCATATTTCTCATCTAAATAATCAATAAAGTTTTCTAGGATTTCACATTGTTCGGTTGGTGCTAGTGTTCTATTAGATTCTTGTGGATCATCATAGCAAACCTCTAATGTTTGAGCCGTTCCATTATCTAGTATAGCCACAGGCACAACTGCGAAAGTATCGTTAGCAGTAGCGTGGTCCACACCGATTATTAGATACCTGATATAATGCACTTTAAGTTCGTTAGCAAGTTTATAGTGTCTATTTCTATCGAATTGTGGAAATACAACATCACTTGTAGAAGCCTTAATATCACCCAAGAAGATACGTTTAAACTCGATATAGTTAGTTCGTTTAAAGTCCTCTATATATCTTTGTGTTTCTTCACTCAATAGATTCCATATATGATAACAATTAGCATAGATATAGCACCATTCTTTAGATTTACGTTTTTGTTCGACATAATCAACAAACCAATGACCGATAGTTTCAGAGTTACCAACAACAACGATACGACCATCTTTAATAAGTTGTCTAATAAAAGTTGCCATTGACTGCTCTATTACGTTCGCATCTCTATTTTTTTGTGCTTCTTCATACATTACTAGAGATAGTTTATGATGTGTAGTAACACCTCTTGAACGTTGTCCTCCACTACTATCAGTAATAGGGTAGAAATAAGTCATACCACTATGATTACCATCTTGTATTTTAATAAATTCTTTAGATTTAGGTATATAGTAAGTAGATGTAGGCTCATCACTGACATCAAAACCACTATTAAACAAGAATTTATAGATTTCGTTTATGATAGAGTCTTTAATTTCAGTTGCAGTAGCCTGTAAGATTACAATATCGTTAGATGAATATTTATTAATGAAATACCACCATAGACAAACAAGCATAGATGTTTTACCACTAATACGACCACTAGATAATATAAAGCGTTTATAATCATCTTCAAATAGTGGTGCATATATTTGTGGCACTGTTATGTTATTAGCATTAAGAGTTTGGTTATCGACATCTGACATTAATCATCACCACCCTCATCATCTGATTTTGGTAGTTCTACATAATCTGCATCAATAGATACCTGATTACGATTATCTTTTAATTGTTCTTTATTAGAAGCATCGACAATAGTAATAGTAATTTGACCGGCTTGTAGAGAGCCAACCTCACTAGGCATATTAGAAAGACCTAGCAGAATATCTAATTGTTTACGAGCGTTCATACGTTCAGTAATAGTAGGTTCTTTTTCGACAATACGTTCTTCTTTAACATTACCATCTCTATCTTTAATAGTAGTCTTTTCAATAGTTTTAGATTTACCTGTTGAAATATCGTTATAAAATTGAATTCTACGAGCTTCTTCACCTGTTGCTTTATCAATAACCTCTAGAGCTTTTTTAGCCTGTTTAGATGTTGTTAAGGCATCAATTTGTTGTTTTAGTTTACCCTCACCATCTACAAGTTGATTAAGTTTATTATGATTAATAATATCTTCAATAATAGTTGCTATGTTACCCTTTTCGAGATTATGGCTACCCTGTGAAGCATTTTTAGTATTATACCCTGCAAGTTTATATGCTTCAGTTTTATTATAGCCCTGACCTCTAAAATCGATATATTTCTTTCTACGAATATCTAGTGTATTATAGAAATCTAGTTTATCTTTTTCTAAATAGCCATATTTAATATTCATAAAATCAACTCTCTCTCTTAAATCTACTCTAATTATATCATACTTAAAAAAATAAAAAAATACCAATATTTGCATATATACTTGATAAAAAAGGTATATAAGACAAAAAGAAAAAAACAAGACAAAAGAAAAAGTAATATAAAAAGAAAAAAGAAATAAATAAAGAAAAAAAAGAATTACTAAAAAACATTACTTTGTCATACCTAGTAAACCACTAGGAATTGAAAGTGCATATTTATTAGTATTTTTATATATAATCTATTAAGTATATTTTTCTTTCTCTTTTCTCTTTCTCTTATTAGTGTAGTGTAGAGATATTAATAACGCATTTTACTAGGTTTTTGAAATTGATAAGCATAAATACGAGTATTTTTACAGGTATTATTATATATTATATATAAAATAAGTATATACTTTATACTATATATCTCTTTTATACTATTATCTTATTTTAGATACTAATATATATAATAATACTAACCATTTAAAACTCTTATATATACTACGTATATATACTTGTCAAGTATTAACCTATTTTATGCAGTTTTTATACCTATTTTAGTATTTTATTCTTAATATATACTTGATTATCTTTTTTATAGAATAAATCGTGTATTTAAAGATACACCCCGTATTATTTCTTATCACCTAGTGTGGTATATGGGGTTATCTAGTATTGAATACTATGTTATGTATTATCGTATCAGATTATCTATGTATCAGGATTAATTCATCTAGTTTTAAATACTAGATACTAGCTCAGGTATTGGATCTAGTGCTATCTAGTTATTCATACTAGATTATATTATATAGTATATCGTGTGTGCGTATTATATATAATAGGTTGTGTAGTAGTGTATGTTTGAATACTTGGG